AAGCAATTCTGTATTTTGGCGAATCCGTGTATCTATGTTGTTATAGCTTGGCAGGATGAAAATAAAGACACAGTTCATTTTCCTAACATAGTTAAATATTTGAGTTAAGGTCGTATTCGCTTCGTTTGCCCACTTTCTAGAGTCAAAATTGGTTTGCGATTCATCAAAAATTACTACGCTGCCGTGTAAATCTGCAATCCGATACCAATCTTCATAACTATCAAAGAGGTACGCGCCCCGCATGGGAAAGTTAGCAAATATCTTAGCCCCTGATGATGTAGCCCACTGCAACGCCTTGATTACTGCCGTTGTACTCTTACCGCTACCGAATGGACCCGTCAAACCGATTACCCGCGCCATTATTACACCCCATCCCTACGGTTATAGTACATAGCCCTTCCTTCATCCCAAAGCCCGTACATGGTCACACTACCATGTGTCTTTTTCATATAAAGAGCATGCCGGATTAAATCGAATACAATTGGCGCAAACCGGATGCAGATTCCAACAAGCAAAAAACCTGATACACTGCCGACGATCAGCAACACATTAGACCATATATCTGACCCACTAAATCCAAACTTTACAACACCGTCTATGATATGCATTACCTATTCCCTTCTCTCTCCTGGTTCATCTTCGCCGCAGTCTTAGCGTCGATTGTAGTAGGTCGCGGAATCAGCGCCTCGATTACTCGAATAAAGAATCCAGGAGGCGCTACACGATAAGCATGATTTTGGATGCGGTCAATCAGTTCTGAATAGGGTCTGTTACCGTCATGTATGCCTCTTGTCTGCAAATACTCCAAATACCCTATGGCTTGCATCTGTGTTGGCGTTAAAGCCTGTACGCGGTCTTGCAGCGTCTCTAAAACCTGCTTCACTCCGTCAATCTGTGGCATAGGATTACTATATAAGTCCTGGTTAACAATTCCCTCAAGGTCTAACGGTTTAGCCATTGTAAGCCCCCCCTTTCTAGCCTGCGAAAATCGCGAAGGCTCCTAGCAAGAATACGCCGACAAACATACACCATTGAAAAGCATTCGGGCTTGTCTTAGGGATGTTGCGACCAGGATACAAAAAGGCTTGTCCGATAACAATGTTCTCCTCAACCTTTGCCAAATGGGCTACCTCTTCCAGGTACGGTAAACTAACGTTGTATACGTAAACTAAACCATCCTCATTGCTCAAAACCGTTGCGTCCGATTTTGGCAGTACGTAGTAACCGGCTCTTATGTATTCGCCCTGGTCATCTTCCACGTCCAGGATCTCGCAAACGTCTTTATCTCCTGGACTTATATCCTCTGCTTTTTGAGCAGCGTAATTCCGGAAGAGCACAACACGACCCAGATTAATTTTTTCCTCTTTTTTTGCCAAGACTAAAACCCCCATTACTTATTTTTTTAGCGACCATCCAACAAGGAAAAACTGTTAAGCAAAGCCCCAAACCTACGCCAGCCCCAGCAATAAAAAAATACTGAAATGCCAATTCCAATCCGTTCTCCTCCTTTTAATCCCCAGTGGCCAAAGTCGGAATTAAACTACCACCACTTAATCAAATCTTTGAACCAAAGCAATACGCTGCTATATTTTTGAACCGTATATAAGATAAAAAGAAAGGTCAGTGAAGCAAGCAAGGAACTAATTACCTTAGCCCATTCGGGTCCAAGTATCCCGAAGTATCCAAAATAGTTATCCAGGCGAACCCCCTTGGCTGCCACTGTCCCGACCTGGTTGAGCTGCGTGATACATTTATCTAAAAACTGTACTACGGGGCTAAAGATATTATCTAAAAAATTACTCACTACCCGCGCCCCCTCTCATGCCACCAATAAGGCGTAATGCCGCCCAAGCTGTAAAGAACCAAATGCCGAACTGTATCAAATATGCTATTTTGTCCAGCTGTAGCATGGAGAGATACGGTCTAATGTGGGAATATACCTCCATATAGCTTCCTGGTAAATTGGTTGTGCTTCCAGAGTATCCAAACCCTAAAATAGTCGAGAATAGTCCAGCAATTAGACCAACAAGTAATTTACCTATCGCGAATACCAGGAGCACAATCTTAACAATGATAACGCCGATCCAAACGATGAAACTAAAGATCAGGGCGATTAAATCAAAGATAGGCTGCAGCAGCCACAGCAAACCGTTCATTAGCTTCCAAAAGAAATCGGCAAGCATACCAAACAAATAATTGAAACCGTCTGCTATGGCTCTAAACATCTAATCCCAACCCTTCTGGCTCCGTCCCAAGACTGCATGTCTTATTAGATTAATAATCTCGTTGCTGTAGGCAATTGAAACGTAGATCAGCATAAACGGGGATGACATCAAAATTAACTTCATCCCTCCAGCCATAAGCTGCGTCGCATCCATCTTTAACCCCTCCAATTAATCGCTTGTCTTAAAACTCTAAATACTTTTGGTGCCAGCCGAATACAAATGCCTAGTAAAATAAACAATCCTAAAGATGCTACAAGTAGTACAATGTTTGTCCATATGTCACTACCTGTTAATCCCCAACCGTCTGGACTGCCAACGATAGGTGGTTTGGTGTTATTGCCTTCCCCAACGCTACCATCCGCAAATTTAGCTTTAACCAGTGCTACATTTGCCAAAGCATCTGGCTTATATCCCATAGCCTTCGTAATCTTAAAGCTTCTTTCATCTGCTCCCGCCGTGCCAACTTGATTACCATTTAGATATATCAAGTACCCAACGGCTTCTGGTGTACCCTTCCAGGTTACTAGGATATAATCTGGCGTGTTTTCCTGTCCGCTTTCCGTTGGGGGTATCGGCGTTGGGGTTGGCGTTGGGGTCGGTTTTGGTGTCGGCGTCGGTGTCGGTGTTGGTGTCGGCGTTGGTGTTGGTGTTGGTGCAACGAATTTACGCATATCTATTTCAGATACTTGTGACCCTAAATTACTACTAGACCCTGCAAGAACGCTTATTATCTTTTTATCTGTAGGTAAATCAATATAAAAAGGTTGCAAGCCCGAAAAATAACTAGCTGAGAATGTATTAGTAGTTTTATCCTCGAAAGTAATAGTTGCGTAAACAGGTTCATCTTTTTTTTTGAAATATAACTTATCGCTATATACTGGAGTCTCAAAGGTATACTTATACCAGTAATTAGATGTGTTTGAGAGAACTACTACTGTGGAATCAATCCCGTCAGTAATTAAGGTTGTAGTACCTCCACTTGCACGATTAAATGGTTTCCCGAAAAGCAAGGATTGATCTCCGAAAACAGATACTGGTGTTGGTGTCGGCGTTGGTGTCGGTGTTGGTGTCGGTACTGGAATAACTCCAAATACATCGAATTCTCTAACATATATTGGATCACCAAAGGAACTAAATATTTCAACTCTTGATACTTTCTCTATAGTTGGGATAGTTACAGCTGCGCCTGAATTAACTAATGGACTGATATAAGTTCTCAGAGCATTTCCAGATGAATTGTAAAAAGTAATTGTTATTCTGTTATCATCTGAAGCATTAATTCTATAAGCGTTTATAGTTGCTGGAGAACTAAACGTATAAGAAATAATTCTAGTCCCACCGATATTTTCAGAAGTGTTTACGTCCCCGTCTGTCATGTTCAAAATCGTACTTTTATCTGACAATCTAATCATCGGCTTACCGTCGAGCAACCCACCAGGATAAGCAAATGACCTTTGAACGGGAAGAAATACAAAAATAAAAACTATTATAAAGAAAACCTTTTTCATATCACCTCACTCCTACTTTTGAAATAATGCCGTTCGTATGACTCCGAATATTCGCGGTGCTATCTTTATACAAATTCTCAATAGTAGAAAGACCCCTAACGAACCAACAAGCAATATAATGTTTGTCCAGATATCCGATGCCTTAAAACCCCATCCATCTGGATTAATCGCCCCTGTATCTCCACCTGAACCGTCCCCAATGCTACCATCCGAAAACTTTGCTTTAACCGTTGCCTTATTCGCCAGTGCTCCTGGTATATATCCCATAGCCTTCGTAATCTTAAAGCTTCTTTCATCCGGTCCCGCCGTGCCAACTTGATTGCCGTTTAGATATATCAGATAACCAACTGCTTTAGGAGTTTCCTTCCAAGTGACCAAGATATAATCCGAAGTATTTTCTTGATCGCTATCCGTCACTGGTTTGGGTGTAGGCGTTGGCGTTGGTGTCGGCGTTGGTGTCGGTATTGGCGTTGGCGTTGGTTTAGGGGTTGGTGTTGGTAGTGGAATAGTATACTCAATTGTTTTCCCTACATATTCCTTCCCAAAAATATCTAAAGGCTTTACTTTAAATCTATTGGTATCGCCTTTATTTAAACCAGATATCACAGTTTCATTTCCGGTAACTTCGCGTATTAAAACATCATTTTTATAAACGTTATAGCCTTCCAAAAAATCAGATGTGATAGCATTCCAAACCAAAGATACTGAGGATGATAATTCATCTTTTACCTTCAAATCAGTTATTACAAACTTCTCCGGTTCGGGATTCTCTGTATAGGGAAAAGTACCAAATACCTCAACTTCATAGAGCTTAACGGCAACAGATCCCGTATGAGTCACAACAATTTTATTAACATCTTTGAAATCTTTTGCAGTGACCAATACACCGTTTTTTAATCCATTTTGCCTACCGACCAACGCGCTATCGTTGTAAAACTCTATCCCTGTATCCACATTCGCATAAATGCGATACCCTTTAACGTTAATTTTTTTATCCATATCAAGAGTCATAACAAAATTATTGGGTTCTATAGTTGCTGCTTCTGTTTTAAGATCACCATCAGTTAAGTTGTAAGTATACTGACGGGTGTAACTACTAAAAAAAGCTTTTCCAGCAATGATAGATTGTGAATACACATCAGTAGCTGCAAATGTCTGTCCTCCAAAAGCAAAAGATAGAACAATCACAAACATAAAAACTACTTTTCTATAACTTTTCAATCACCTCACTTCCCTTCATACTCTTTAAACTCTTCCGTTTTTGTTTTGTAATCCATATAATCCCCAGAATTTTCAGACCCACTGTAATTTGGCATTTCATTTGATCCATCATCTTCTGCCTTATAAGGCGGTGCAGTTTCTTCCGGTGTATATCTCCCCCCTACATACTTAGGTGGAGTAATTTCCACAGGATCCGCGTCTTTATATCCTTTGTCTGTCGCTGACGGTTCTGCTGGAGCCGAAAAGGTAGGGGTTGCACTATCAATAGGTTGATACTCATAACCCTTGTCAGAGTTATCGTTAAATTGAATAGATGCAGGATCAGGGATAACAAAACCTTTATCTTCTGAGTAATCCGGTTGAAAATTTGGAACGTTATCGTTTAAATTTCCGCTTACCTTTGGAGTATCTGAAATCCGAGGTACAGTAGGTTTAAAATCCGATATAGTCGGCGGTGGGCTTACTGCCTTTTCTCGACTCTGAAATTCGTCCGCTATGATTTTAGCGATTTCCGGACTACGATTTACCATTTCTTGCCCCATTGATGGCACGATGGTATCCCTCATAATTTCTGCTACGTTGTACCAATTCGGCGGAGGTGGGTACGTACCGCGGATCATATCTGCCCAAGCACTCATATATTCATCCCATTGAGGGCATTTCAATTGATCAATCATCGCCTGACATGCTGCTGTACACTCTTCTGGATCGCCAGTACCACTGCCCGGATCAGTAGTGCCGCCGCCCGGATCAGTAGGGTTAGGACTTGCACTTGGGCTTACCGTAGCACTGGCTGAGGGGTTTGGGCTTGATGTACCCGAAGGCGTAGCACTTGGCTTAACCGTTGGTGCAGCAGTCGGTTTAATTGTTGGCGCTGGTGTAGGTGTTGGGGTTCCGGTTCCAGATGTACTAACTTCTATAGATGCCAGATATACCTTCACATCTTTTTCGCCGTCATGAGTGTACTTTATAGTCAAACCGCGGCTTGGGTGTTCAGCAAAACGTTCAGCCTGAATTGTTAAATACCCAGATGATACAAAAGCATTATCTTTAACCGTCATGCTGTAGCCATCACCGAAAGTGACTGTTATATAGTTTTCTTCTGATAAATTGCGACCTGTTCGGATAGTAGCCCGATTGAAATTTCCTAATATGTTACTAGGTATGACCCACTTCGTTGCACCCGATGATGTTTTTAATTGCACCGTACCAGGAGTACCCGAAGGCGCTTCCGCAATATATTCATCAGATGAAATAGTATAAGTAGGTCCCGAACCCGTTACGGATGCAAATACATCAGTAGGCGTGAGTAAAATAATCAAGACAACCAACAGACAAATTTTCCTCATTTCAATCTTCATTTAAAGGCTCCTTAATCAAAAAAGGGACGGGGTTTCCCCCGCCCCTTTTCCGGCATGAACGTAGATTTTAGGACTTGCCGCCGCCAATCCCCAGAGCCTTGAAAATAACCGTAAATACCTTTGGCGCGAACTTGATACAAATACCCAAGACCAAGAAAGCCGATACGCTACCCACGATGAGCATAACGTTTGACCAAACGTCAGAGGCTCCAAAACCCCAATCTGCTGTACCTGAGAAAATCGGTGTTGATGCTGCTGTCATTACTGTTGTTGGCAATGCCATTATAAAAAACCTCCCAATTAGTTTTAATTTTTATATATCATAATGCTCGTCATCGTCTCTACGACGGCTGAACGCATTACGTATAACGGCTATAAACTCCCCGCCATATTCAAACGCGGCGGCGATAATCACAAACGGCATACCTACAAAAAGTATTGCTCTGAGAACTGACCAAAAGTCATTTTGTACCGCTGTCGTAAAGAATGAGATAGTCGGTATTGCGCTATACATAACGCCCCCCTAACTCCTACCACGCATGTTTCTAAACGCTGTAATCAATGTTTCCAAGAGCCATCCCCCAGCCTGTATCGCAATATAGATCACCAGGAACACCATGCCCACCGCTGCGATCTTGTTAAATACCCACCAGAAGTACGACATGTCGAGTAGCCCTTTTAAGTCCATCGCCCCACCCCTTTCAAAAGAGTAATTAGCCCAGCAAAAAAGCTAATTGCCAGGAGTGGAACAAATAAAACAAAATCCATGTAATCCAGCGTAAAAAGGAAGATCATCAAATCTTTGATCAT